TATGCGTCAAGTTGGTAACGTGGCTATTGCTGGAACGCCTGTGGTTGGTTTAGCTAACAGCGCAATTGTCGGCAAGATTGAGCGCATACTAGACCCGGCTGCAAGTAACACAGCAGTCAATCAGGCGCAGGTAGAGTGGGCAGACGATGTGTTGGACATTGACGCAACGCAGCTTGGTGTTCGGGGTTTCTTTGAGGCTTATAATAAAATGATGAGCCGTGTTCCGACAAAGGCAAACAAACTGCCGCCAAAGCTAGATGAGCGTGGCAAGCCTATTGAATACAGTGCAGATTATTCTTGGATGCCTATGGCTATGCAAAAAGGAAAACGTGACGAGGTGTCTGAGATTTTAGCAGCAATCAATCACGGCGTTGCATATCCAAACTTTAAAATCAACGGCGTTAGCCTGACGGCAGAACAACAAAATATGTATCTAAAGCTGCAACAAGACCCAGACCCTGACACCGGGATGACAATGGATGAGGCTATTGTTGACGTTATAAACCAGCGCCTCAATGACGCTGACCTGCTTGGGATTGCCCCGGCTATTGGCTCGCTGCAAAATGATGTCAACACTGTGGTTTCTGATTATCGTTCCAGAGCGCGAGAGGTTATGTTTGGCAAAACAATTAAAGATAGAGACACAGGACTTGTTGATTACACTTTAGAGACAGAAGATGGCGCGGATATTCTCTACCCCGGCACTGCGGCAGACATCGCCAGAAACCAACAAAAGGTCAACCTATACGGCAGGTAATAAATGAGCTATAATCACGGCAATCATATGAGGCATAAAAATGGCTGACTATAATATTAATGCAATCACACGCAGGGTCGTGTTTACCGGGTCAGCCGGGCTGGGGCCGTATGCGTTTTCGTTTGAGATATTGGCTAACACCGACATCGTTGCCTATTTCAACGCAACCAAGTTGACGCTGACGACAGACTTTACTGTAGCTATTAACGCCAACGGCACCGGCTCAGTGACGCTAGTGGTTAATGTGGGCGGCAATATCCCCGCCACCCCGACAGGCTCAGATCAAGTTGTTATTATTGGTGCGCGTGATATTGAGCGCGTCACAGACTTTGTGACAGCCGGTGACTTGTTAGCATCGAGCCTTAATGAGCAGCTAGATGCGTTGACGATTTTTGACCAGCAGGTTGCCGAAGAAAACAAACGCGGTATGAGAGCGCCCGCCTTTGATCCTGCTCTGGTCGAGGATGGCGGCGTTGTTGATATGACGCTGCCAAGCAAGACATCAAGGGCTGGTAAGACACTGGCCTTTGACACTAATGGCAACCCAGTTGCTGGTGAGGACATTGGCAACTGGCGCGGCAATTGGGCGGCAAGCGTTGCATTTAACGTGCGTGACTTGGTAAAGGACGCAAGCAACAGCAACGTCTACCGAGTAAATACAGCACACACATCAAGCGGCTCAACGCCAATCAGCAGTAACGCAGACGTGGCTAAGTTTGATCTAGTTATTGACGCATCTGCTGCGGGGGCTTCGGCTACAGCGGCGGCGGCTAGTGCAACAGCATCGGCCACATCAGCGACTGCTAGTGCGACCTCGGCCACAGCATCGGCCACGTCAGCGACTGCTAGTGCAACTGCAAAGACCGCTAGTGAAACTGCAAAGACTGCATCAGAAGCAGCGCAAGCTGCCGCTGAAAGCGCCAGAGACGCCACGCTGTTAGCATATGATAATTTTGATGATCGTTACCTTGGCGTTTTTTCCAGTGACCCCACAGTAGACAATGACGGTGACGCGCTGGTTGCGGGTAGCCTTTATTTCAACAGCACTGATGGAGCTATGAAAGTTTACACTGGCAGCGCTTGGGTTGCCGCGTATGTATCTGGCACCGGGTTCTTAGCCACAACTGGCGGAACAATGACAGGCGACATAACGCTGACTGGTTCCAACATTATCAGCGCCTCAAATGCCAACGTCAACATTGTGCCTAACGGCACTGGCGATGTAACGCTGCAATCTGATACAGTGCAAGTCGGTGATGCTAATGCAAACGCCACGTTAACTACTAACGGCACTGGTGACTTAATACTCAATACAAACAGCGGAACCAACTCAGGAAGCATAACGATTGCTGACGGTGCTAATGGCAATATTAGTGTTTCGCCTAACGGCACTGGTCAAATAGCGCTTGGAAACTTTACTTTAGACGCTGACCAAAGTGTTGGTTCTGGTCAAGATAATTACGTTTTGACTTATGATCATTCTTCAACCTCAATTAGTCTTGAGGCTGCTGCGGGTGGTGGTGGTGGTGCTGTCGGTGGTGGTAGCGATGAAATATTTTATGAGAACGGCCAAAATGTGACAACTAACTACACAATCACAAATGGCAAGAACGCTATGAGTGCTGGCCCGATAACTGTAGACAGCGGTGTAACTGTTACAGTTGGGTCTGGCGAAACTTGGACGGTGGTTTAGATGAGTACATTAAAAGCAGATACAATCACAGCCAGCGATGGCACAAGCCCTGTCACTCTAACGAAGCAGTCTGCGGCAAAGGCTTGGCTCAACTATGATCAATCAGCTAACAGCGTTCGTGATTCATTCAACATCAGCACAACCTCAGACGATTCAACTGGTGATTTTAAAGCAAATCTGACATCAGCTATGTCTGATGCTGATTACGTTACCCAAGGCTCTAATCACGACAGCACAACGCCGGGAGTAAATGGTATTATGTGGCTTGTTGGACACGATGATAGCGGCTCAACCCCGGGGACATTTACTTCATCACAATGCAGATTTGGCACATATTTTTATGCTACTAATAGGATTGATGCTACTCGCAACAAAGTAACGATACACGGAGACCTAGCATGAGTGAGATACTGACAAACAAACTCACTGGCACAAGCACTGCTGGTAACGTCACAGTGACCTCTGAAGGCGGCGCGGCGACTATGCAATTGCAGCAGGGGTTGGCGAAGGCTTGGGCGTCTATTGATCAAACTAGCACAGGCCATCCTGTTTATGATTCACTAAATGTTTCTGCAACTGCCGATATTGCCGCTGGCACAACGAAAGTTTCGTTCAGCAACGCTCTCAGCAACGCAAATTACAGCTTATCAGGCGTTGGGCAAACTAGAGACCACTCCGGTGCTAATTTAGGATTGTGGGGTAAAAGCACTGTTTCAAGTCGGCAAATGACAACGGCTGATTTTCACACAAGAAATGTAAGTAGCGGCGGAGTTGATACCGACATCACATACTTTGGTTTCGCTGCACACGGAGACTTAGCATAATGGCTGGAAAAATTATAGCAGACCAAATTGAACACAGCACCGCTGGCACGGTTGATACGCAGTACGTTGTGAATGGTAGTGCGAAGGCGTGGAATAACCTCAACGGAACTGGCACTATTGCCATCCGCGACAGCTTCAACATAAGCGGAATTACGGATGAGGGTACAGGGCGATATTTACATTCTGTGGTCAATGCCTTCAGTTCTGCTAATAATGTGGCAAATGGTTTTGTGCGCGTTTCTGCAAATTACGGTTTTTTAAGTGGTGATAATGACACACCTTTTACTACTTCAAGTTTTAGAAACGGAACACACGGAGGCGGCGCGGCGGCACTGGTTGACGCTTTGTATGTAACTATAAGCCTTTCAGGAGACCTTGCCTGATGACCCAGACACCACAGTTCAAAGGCACTCACCTATTTGACCGCCTATGCTGGGCGAAAGAAAACCTAGAGCCTGTGCAGTCAGACTATCGTGTAGTCTATGAGGACAGCGTTGATGAGTGCGCCAAGATACTTGTGCCTGACCCGAACTTTATGGCCTGTGCGCTTGCCGGAGGAATCTTGCCAGAGGTGTGGGTGTATCACGAACTGGCAAAGGACGAAGCGCAGCCTGACTTTAAGAAACACACAAGAGGTTACTTGCTGCACAACACTGAGCCTGTCGAGGCTATGACCGAAGAGCAAGCGATCGAATATTTAATTCTCAAGGACTGTCCACAGCATGTGGTCGAGACTTGGAATGAGGGCAACCGCCCCACTATGGTTATCTGCAAGAAAGAGCAGTTACCGCAAACTAGAGAATGGCGCAATGCTTGGCGCATATCTGATGAACTAGCCGCATAGGAGAAACTAATGGCTGTAACAACTTATATCGTAGATAAGGACGGTAATCAGATTGATGCCTCAACTGCTACCGTTCCTGCAAACAGAGATTTTCGTGACGCTTGGTCGTTATCTGGCGATGTCATCTCTGAGGACCTGACTAAGGCGAAGGAAATCTTCAAGGACAAAATCCGTGAAGTTCGCGCACCGTTGTTAGAAGCAAAGGATGTTGAGCTTATGAAGGCGCTCGAAGCTGGATCAAGCACAACTGCTATTGCAACAGCTAAAGATGCTTTGCGTGATGCGCCAGCCGCATCTGCAATCTCATCAGCATCAACCATTGCTGAGTTAAAAGCCGCTTGGGATACAAGCGTTCTTGGTGATAGCCCTTACGCATAGGTGATTTATGAACGATGAAACCAAAGTTATATTAGATGTTGCGGCAGGCACCGGCACAGTTGCCGCATATATGGCTATGGTTCCTGACTTTGTGGCGCTGTTCACTGGTGTCTGGGTGTTGATACGCATCTGGGAAACCAAGACCGTTCAAAGGCTTCTCGGGAAAGATGTTTAAAGCAATCGTACTGGCCTGCGCGATAGCAAACCCAACCGATTGTATAGAATTTCACGACACTCGCGGCCCCTATGACACCCGCGCTGCCTGTGAGCGCAGGGCTATGGAGATGGGTCGTGACGTTGGCGAAATGACATCAGGTCTAATGCCTAAAAAATGGCGATGCCAACCATTGAAAAAAGGAATGTTGTCATAGACCCCATCACAATAGGCGCAGCAATCACTGGAGCGACGGCAGCTTTCAATACGATTAAGCAAATGATTAACGCTGGCCGCGATTTGGAAAGCTGTATTGGCGATGTGTCTCGGTGGA